GATAAAAAGGAGACGGAATGAAAACCGAATTAGAGAGATGCAAAGAAGCGTCGCAGATAGCGATAGGTAGGACGGGCATTTTCACCTGGGTGGAATGATGACACCTAGAAAAAGCTCAAATTTCAAGCTGTATGATAGGCCAAAAGGCAAAGCTAACAAGACGGCCAAGAAGAGTCAGTGTAACAAGTCTGTAGCGGGCATGATCGACCCGAACGCTGAATATGTTGTGAACATCAAAGCCGCCCAAAATGGACTATGCTTCGGAGAGACTCGGCAACTACCTGTAGCCAAGACAGATAAAGATGTTGAGATGATGTGGGCCTATAAACGGCTTCGAGGAGAAAGTCAATGATGTTAGCTGACAAGTTCCACATAATTCAGGAGGGTTGCAAATGAAAGTCCTAGACGTTGGAGGATGTAGAAAAACGAAGTTGCCATTTCCTGAAGGCCACGAACATATTCTCCTTGACATAGTGTCTGGAGAGGGTGTAGACATAGTGGCCGATGCAAGAGACATGCTGCACCTCAAGGGTAAAGAGTACTCAGTCGTGTGGAGCAGTCACTGCCTAGAACATTTCATCTCCATAGAGATTCCAAGCGTTCTAGCTTGTTTCAGACATGTACTAATGGATGACGGATTAGTAGTTATCACGGTACCCGATGTAAGGAAGCTGTGCTGTAACATGCTTCGGCATAGTCACTATCTCTTAGATGTTGCATACATGGCCGGAGAGATGCCTGTGACCTACGCCGATATCCTTTATGGCTCCGAGGCTATCCTAAGAGCGGGACACCCTTATTTCAAGCACAATTACGGATTCGATCTAAAGTCGCTAGTTCAGGTAATGAGCCAGAACGGGTTCACAGGCGAGGCTCAAGAGTCACCTAACGGTTGGGACATAATCTATGTGGGAGGCAAGAGTGAGAGGAGCAACTAAGAAGGCGCTGACAGGACTCTGGCCGCCAGAGGAGTTAAACAGACTCAAGCCCTTGTGGAATAAGGCAAGCCTGAAAGAGAAGCAAGTTATCTTAACCTTACGTGTCGCGGAGTTAGCGAGGAGGAAACAAAAGGAGCAATCATGACAGAACAAGAAATCGAGGCATTTAGAATTACAGCAAGGGCTAATATCACTAAGGTAGCCAAGAACCTAGCTAGCGGAGTCGGGCTAGACGTATTGGAGATGGCGGTAGAGTTCGCCAAACAAATGCAAGCGGAGCGCGAGAGTCACAAATGAGGATCGTTGGCGACACAGCCCTTTTCACGGTTGAAGATCCTGAGCCTCTTCTAGCTGCGATGCCTTGGGCCAAGTATCTAAATTTCAAGGGGCAGCATGTTCTAGGTATCCCCCACGACTTCCTACACATGCAAGCAGCGAGAGGTTGTGGGTTAGATGCACCAGCACCGATTGAGCAGTATAGTTTCCCAGGGAGGTTTAAGCCTTTTGAACATCAGAAAGAGACTATGAAGTTTCTTGTAGAAAATATGAGGGCTTATTGTCTCAACGGTCTCGGAACTGGGAAGACTGCTGCAACAACTTGGGCAGCTGACTATCTCATGGAGCAGAAAGTAATTCGTAGGTGCCTTATCGTAGCCCCGCTATCGACCTTGGAGAGAGTGTGGGGAGATCACATTTACACTTCGTTGCCTAAGAGAAAGTTTGTAGTGCTACATGGAACTAAACAGCAACGGCTCGACTTACTAAAGACAGACTGGAGTTTTGCGGTAGTTAACCACCACGGTATGGGGATAATAGGGGAATATCTACCGGATGATGTAGATTTGATAGTCTTCGATGAGCTGGCAGTCCTAAGACAGAAGCAAGCTAAGACACTATGGGGCGAGGCTAAGAAGTTGATGACACCACGGAGGTGGGGATGGGGGCTAACAGGCAGTCCCGTCCCAAATTCGCCCACAGACGCGTATGCGCAATGCCAGCTCTTAACCCCGGAGAACTACAAGGGGAGTTTTACACGTTTCAAGTCGGACGTAATGACCCAAGTAAACATGTTCAAGTGGGTGCCAAGAGCAACTGCGGAGGCAACAGTTAACGAGATCCTGCAACCGTCAATTCGGTATGCCCTAGAAGATTGTATAGACTTACCAGAGACTATCATGCACTCACGGGACGCGGAGATGAGCCCCGAGCAAAAGCTACACTACGACAAGTTGAAAAAAGAGTGTATGACAGAAGTACGAGGGGTTCAGATCACAGCGGTTAACGCTGCAGTCCTTTGTGGAAAATTGATCCAGGCCAGTTGCGGACTTTTGTACAACGACGGGGAAACTTTGGAGCTAGATTTTGGGCCTAGACTCGCAGTACTCGAAGAGTGTATGGAGGAAGTTACAGGAAAAATCATTATCTTCGCCCCGCTAACCGGAGTAATTCATGCACTATATAATAAGCTTAAGAAGAAATATGACTGTGTAATTGTAGAGGGCGCAACATCGGCGGGGAAGCGTAACCAGATCTTTAATGACTTCAATTATAAAGACGCCCCCCAAGTCATTATTGCTTCACCACAGTGCATGAGCCATGGTCTTAACCTTCACCATCAGTGTTCTACGATCATATGGTTCACAGGATGCGCAAGTAACGAAGTGTTTACTCAGGCTAACGCTAGGACAGTACGCCCAGGGCAGACTCAGCACACTAACATTTTCATGATAGCAGCATCGCCCGTAGAGAGAAAGATTTATCAGACATTGAAGGATAGAGGCTCTTTCCAGGCGATAGTCTTGGAAATGGCAAAGGAGAAATAAATGAAAACAGAATAGCCTTAGCCCGGATTATTATCAGAGCACACTGGGACGAGCCTGTGACAGATGCGCAGGTAGTTGATTTTGCTACGCAGAACCTTTCCCGAAGCCGCCTAACAAAAGTTTTAGAGGCATTGAAAGAAACAGCTTGACTTTCATGTATCGTATGATACAGTAACCGGAGTAGGAAAACCAAAGGAGGGCCCTGAATGGCAGAACTGACTCTAACACTCGACACCGTAGCAACGGCGTACATCGCTTCACGGGACAGGATTTCAGCTCTAAACGCTGAGATCGACGTAATCAAAGCAACTCAAGCAAAAAGGGAGGGATGGTTTCAACTAGAGCTTACAAAACAAGGATTACAGAGTGCGAAGACTTCAGTAGGTACGATCTATCAAGCCCTAAAGGAGAGCGTCACGGTAAGCGATTGGGATACTTTCCTCACTTGGGTCAAAAAGGAGGACGCCTTTGAGTACTTGAATCACGCTGCTGGGAAAGTTAGCTGCCTAGAGAAGATGGGAGAAAAGAGAGACCAGCCCCCACCCCCGGGCATTTCATACACAGCTACACGGACGTGTCAAATCAGGAAGTCTTAACAGCCCCTAGAGGGCAAAGGAGAAAGGAGAAAGAATGAAAGTTGAGAAGACGAGCAGCACGAAAGAAGCAGTAACACGGGAATCGGTTGAAGGCTTTGTGCTTACACTGAGCCGGGCAAACACCTAGTTACAGAAGACAGTAGAGTTACATTCTGCAACTAACCTATCCTTCTAACCTCAACAGGAGACTAAACCATGGCAAATATTGTAAAATTTGATGATATCCAACTCCCGGCTCACCTTATCAACCGCAAGGCCAACAATGAGGCATTTTTGGCTGGCCTGTTCGTAGGTGTTACTTTCCCTACGCTCTCTTGCAACGGCACACGCTTTGTCTTCAAAGCGGAAGGTGTAGTTACCGACCTCAAGACTCTGGAAATCGCTATCGTGCTCATCGCGGCCAAGCCTAACCTCGACAAGATCTACTACGCTAGTGCTTTCGACCCTAATCTGACAGAAACTAAGAGCCCTGACTGTTCATCCAACGATGGGGTTAAGCCCAAGGCCGACTCACCTATCAAGCAGTGCGAGAACTGCGCAGGATGCCCTCAGAATCAGTTCGGCTCAGGTAAGGACGCGCAGGGTAATCCAAGCAAAGGTAAGGCTTGTACGGACAGGAAACAGCTTGCTATCTTCGCCAACAACACTGCTTGCGGGTTCAGTATTCCCCCGGCTTCGCTCAAGGCGTTCAGCCACTACGTTAAGGAAACTTCCCGACGCGGTGTAGACCTCTCTACTGCGATCACAGTGGTAGGATTTGACCCCAACTTCTCCTACCCAGTACTGACTTTCGGATTCGGAGGTTTCCTTGGGGCAGAGCAGATAGCAAAAATTGAGGTAATGAGTGCTTCCCAGGCTGTTGCTGATATTATCGGTAGTGGACAGCTTGTTCTTCCAGCCCTGGAGGTTAAACCCGCGCCTGCCCAGAGCGAAGCAACGCCAGAACCTGTAGCATTTGACCCTTTTGCTTCTGTAGAGGTCGTAGCGGAGCCTGAGAAGTTGAAGGTTGTCAAGACCCGGGTAGCCAAGGAGAAAGTTATCGAAGTTAATCCAGTAGAGGCCGAAGACTCCGAACTTGCTGCGCTCGCTTTGGAATTAGGGATATCTCTATAAGGAATACGACGGAGGGGTGTAACAGCCCCTCCTAACTTCAAGGAGGCTAAAATGACGTATGAAGATCTGAGACTCGAAGCAATGAATTTCGCCTTAACCTTAGCAGCTAGTCATACGGCGGATGGCCTAGTCGCCGACGCTAAAACAATTCTGGTATTCCTAAAAGGAGAAGAGAAATGAAAGAATTTGACAAGTTGAGCGACGAGATGTTGGCAGCGGGAATCGAAGCATCCAAGTTCTCCCTCGGCAACAAAGCTGCAGGGACTCGACTGAGGGCGCATATGCAGCTGATCAAGTTTTTGGCCCAGGGCGTTAGGACCGCCGTTATAAGGTCTAAGTAGGCTCATGGGGAGGGTTAACAGCCCTCCCTTCTTTCAGGAGGTGCACTATGACAGGAGAAGAATTAGAAATGGCCCTAGCGGTTGCGGAGGTAAGACAGTCAGAGGCCGCAGAACTGTTTAAGATCACCCGACCCACATTAACCCGCTGGTTCGCAGGGGTAGTCCCTAAACAGGTCGTGGTCTACGATGTAGCTTGCCAGATCACCCGGGTCCTCCTTATGGCGGTTAGGATGGGGAGATTGCCTGTATCTTCAGACATTAAGGGTAAAGCGAGATTGGCGAGGATCCGAGTTACGATCAAAGAAGTTACTGAGCTAGCTAGAGAGACTGCCAGAATTAAAGCCCTTGACTCTTAGCGGTGTGGGGGCTATCCTAACCCTTCACCCTTGGAGGCATCGTGTATGACATTCCTAGAATCTCTTCTCCCAACATCAGGTTATCTAGTAGTCGCAGAACAATTAGACAAAGGCTTCCGGCACCATTGGTGCGATAACGATGAGATGGCCCAAAGGGTTATAGACTTACTGGAGAAGGCTAACAAGACAGTATTCATAGGGCAATCCAGCTTCAAGACTACCGACAACCGTAAAAGCGTTAATGCTCTCGCAGTTAGAAACTTTTGGCTTGATAAAGACGTAGCTGCGGATGGGAGTAAGGATTTCCTTTCTCAGAAAGATGCGCTAACCGCGCTCTTCGCCTTTTGCAAGGCAACGGGATTACCCGCTCCTTCCGTTCTCAGTTCAGGATACGGACTCTATGCTCACTGGAGACTGCAGACCGAGATACCTAGCTCTCTGTGGAAAGGAGCGGCTGACTTACTTAAAGGACTGACCATTCACCATAGTTTCAAAGTAGACCAAAGCCGTACTGCGGACATGTCCTCCGTGCTTCGCCCCCTAGGGAGTCTCAACAAGAAGCACGGAGGACGAAAGGAAGTCAAGTTAATATATGAAGCTCCTCCACTGAACGCTCTTGAGTTTATTAAGGCACTGAAGGCTGCTACCGAGGGAGCGGGGATTAAACTTTCCACGCCTAAGATCACAGTTATCCAAAATGCTGAGTTCTTAGCAGGACTAGAACAGGATCACAGACCAAGTAGCGCAAGGATTATAGAAGGGAAGTGTGCCCAAGTTGCTGCGTTCGCAGCGTGTAGGGGTAACGTATCGGAGCCACATTGGTACGCCATGATCGGGGTACTCAGGCATACTACCGAGAGCAAGGAGCTAATCCATGAGTGGTCACAGGGACACGAGGCATATTCGGCAAGCGCGACTGAACAAAAGATTAATCAGCATGTCAGCGCGGGAGCGGGGCCAACTACATGTGCCGTATTCAACTCTACAAACCCTGGAATATGCGCTGGATGCCGGTATACTGAGCGAACCAAAAGCCCTATCACCTTGGGATACGCAGCTGAGAGGCCGCTCGAAAGAGGAAGCGAAGCCGAGTCAGAAATATCGGACTACCCCACTCCGCCTGACAGATTCACAGTCTCGGAAACAGGACTGTACTTCAACGATGGAGGAGAACAAGTACGAATCTATCCGTACCCCATTTATATCACTAGCGTTAATCGTGATTTTTTTGGTGAATCGTTTACGATTAGGCATCGTCTTCCGCACGATGGTTGGAAAGAGGTCACACTAGCATCTAACAAGACCTGTGAGCAAAAGTCCTACTTCTCAGCGTTGATAGACGGCCATATCGGAGTAACAGGTAAAGTCGAAAAAGGGTTATTCATGCTCTACACAGAATCTTTCATGGCCAAACTGCGCAACGATCAACAACTCTCTGTGCTCTCAGGACAAATGGGTTGGCATGAAGATAAGGGAGAGCTGTCGTTTATTCACGGAGCAGAGATATACAGAAAAGACGGTACTACCCACAAGGTAGGCTACTCCGCTTCTGCGCCTGACTTTGTTAGAGGGATCAAGCCTGAAGGGGCGAAGGAGCAGTGGGTTGAAAACACTAAGATCCTCAATCAAAGAGGAATGGAGGGACTTGCCTTTGAGTTCCTATGTGCATCCTTTGGGGCACCCCTCGTTCGTTTCACAGGCTATGAGGGGGCCATGCTCTCCGTTGTAGGCGGCTCTGGACTCGGCAAGACACTTACTGGGAAGTGGGGCATCTCGGCCTGGGGGGATCCAAAGAAACTTACCCTTAACCAAGACGATACGCGAAATGTCCTTGTGGGGCGCTTAGGCGTATATAACACGTTGCCTGCATACATCGACGAAGTTTCCAACATTACCCCGGAGAGTCTGTCAGACCTCGCCTATAAGATTACCCAAGGCCGAGATAAGGCACGTATGTCCCGTAATGCCGTCGAGAAGAGTAATTTAAACGGCTGGAATACACTAGCTGTAGTTTCATCCAACCATAGCCTCATTGACAAGCTAGCTATCCTCAAGGGAGAGCCTGGGGCGGAGATCAACCGGATATTTGAATATGAAGTGACTGAGGGTTACACCAAAGAGGAAGGTGCCCAGGTATACGAAGGTTTCTCGGAGAATTATGGACAGGTCGGCAAAGAGTACGCTCAGTGGCTTGTTCAACACCAGGACGAGCATAAGGCCAAACTGAAGGCTATTGCCGATATCCTAGACCGTAAAGCCGCAACTATGCCTGAGGAAAGGTTCTGGACCATGACCGGGGCCGTCGCTATCTATGGCGGGATGATCGCTAAGAAACTAGGGTTATCGCACGTCAATGTAGACTCTCTGCTAGGCTGGACAGTTAGCACTATCAAGGCCATGAGGAAATACAAGAGTACTCAGTCTTTCGACGCAGTTAGCTTCTTAGGTGCTCTGCTGGATAGGAACTCAAATGGCGTGCTCTGTGTAGCTGCGTATAATCCAGCGGATAAGTTCAGCCAACTCGGATATAGAGAGCCAAAGGGTAGACTAGTCGCACGTATAGAGCTAG